TAAATGGCGCTATACTCTTTACACCACGATTTTGTTTATGATTATTGCCAACCCATATGCCTATAAGATGGTGCAAAAGTTATTGGGTCGCGTAGTCAAGATAGCTTCTAGTGATGGGTGTCCCACGTGGACGGGTTTATTGGTTCATGCGATAGTGTTTACCTTAATATTGCGTTGGATGATGGATTGGGATATATAATTTTTCTATAGTATGATAAAATTATGTATTGAGAGTATATATGGAGAACGAAGAGGGAAATAGTACGACTCAAAGTCCGCCCCCTGAAATGGATAATACAGAAATTGAGACTCCGGAAATAAAGACGCCTGAAATAGAAGAGCCTTCGCTAACGGAGGTGGCCGAAACGGAAGAAAACCAATCTGAAACGGAAAATACTTTATTGGACGAAAATCAGGAAAAGGAAGAAGAGGAACCGATTGATTTAGACAAAATATCGCCTCCTTCTAGTATAAAATCGTCATCTTCTAAAACGAAGAAAAAGCGTAAGCGTAGTAATAGTAAGGGGTCTAGTAAAAAATCCCCATTTGAGAAAAAGGTAGGAAAGACGTTGAAGAAGTTGCAAAGTGAGTTGAGAGCGTTGACTCGTACGGTGAAGAATATGAAGTCAAAGATGCCGGTTTGTGGTAGAAAAATGTAATTATATTATATGAATATGGATATAAATAAGCTTGAAAGACGAATACATAATATAATTAATTTATGTTTTAATGAAATATTTGTTATAGTTCCAGCGTTGGAACAAATAATGGTGACTAAATTTGATGGCGGTGGTAAAAATACGAAAATACATTTATTGCATTATTTGAGTGTTTTTTTGTATCATTATTATGTAGTGGCGTTTTATTTCAATAAGCTTGCAAAAAATGAGGTTGAAGATAAGGATTTTGAAGTAAAACAATTGACGCGGAATTATAAGGTAACTAATGCAGCGTTGGTATTAATTTCGGGTACGATATTGGATGGTGAAATGAGTGATATTGCGAGTATTATTAGGTTTCCTTTAGTGCATAGTCCTATTCAAACAATAACAAAAAATATATCAGCGTTTTATGGTGAAAAATATAATGATGAGACAAAAACTCACAATGAAAAATATGATTTGTTTGTTAAGATAGGTAATATTACGTTTGAATACATAAAAAAGATAATGGCAGAGTGTGAATTAAAACAACCGACTGAATTATTAAAGGGTATAACTTCAAGGGTGGCTAAGGAAGAAGATATAGTTAATATAAAACAATTTGTGAAAGAAGAAAGGAGGGAATGGTTGAATATTAATAATATAAAAGAAATAGAAGGTAAAATAAAAGATAAAAAAACAAATATGAGTTCTAACACGGTTGTGAGTTATGTATTTTATAAATTTTTGTTGAAGTTTAGTTTTACAGGTGGTAAAAAGAGAAGAACTTATAAAAGAAGAAAGCGTATTAGGAAGAGTAAGAAGAGACAACATTTACACAAAAAACAACGAACACAAAAATTGAATTTCATTAAAAAATCAAGAAGGAAAACATAAGGTAGAAAAAAATATGATTCTAAAATAACCCTCAATATCATACAAAGAACAAAAAGCCAAGATAGAGTATATTTATACTACAAAAACACATAAAAAACAACTTAAAAAAAAGTATGGTTTTAAAATAACCCTTTTCCTAGACAATGAACGCTTCAACTTATGCTTACATCTTAAAATCAATAAAAAAAAACAAGCATCTTGTACCTACTTATAAAACACTATATGACAAAACATATATTATAACTGGTGGGTCTAATGGCATCGGTTTCAATATAGCAAAGAAGCTTGCAATAAAAGGTGCCAATGTTGTCATTACAGGTAAGTCTATCAATAATAATGCATTGCAATATAATGTTAACACTGCATCTGAATATATATCTGAACTTGTAAACGAACAAAGGTGCACAGGCGTAAAGTGTGACCTTCGTGCAACACAAGACATACAGAATGTGCTACAAACTGCAATAGATACATATGGACACATAGATGGTCTTATATTGAATGCAAGCGCCAATGGCAAAAAAGAACAATCGGAAGATGATATTTACAATCTGAGTCAGGTAAACATGTTTGGTAACTATATGATAGGTAATATGTATTTACAATACGCTTCAAATAAACATATAGGTCATTTATTGCTGGTTTCGCCGCCATTGGATTTCTCGGAAAATGAAGATTGGTGGTGTGGTCACATGTTTCATAGTTTGTGTAAGTATAATATGACGTTAATGGCAAAAAATTGGAATAAACGTTTCACAAATATAGGCGTGAATACCTTATGGCCAAACGCGCGCATTGCCACAGCGTCTACTAGCGTCATGTATGGAGGATTAGACTTGGCCACTTTGTCGCGGAAGTGCGACATCATGGGAGATGCCGCGTGTCACATATTACAATCCAATCCATTACATTGTCATGGGAATCATTTTTTAGATGAAGAAGTATTAGTTTCATTAAATATAGATGTAGAACATTATAAAGTTAATCCTAATGTTAAAGAAAAGTATTTATCACCATATTGATTTTATTTTTCAATCGCTTGTATAGTGGACATTACTATACAAACTAAAATAACAAATAGACTTTTTATAGGTTGTGTAGTATTATAAACGCTAATCTCAATGAAATATATATAGGCTTCTAATAAATAACTAAATGCTACTAGACGATTGTCTTTATGGAAGTTGTAAGATAAACGAACCGACCCATAAGACAATAACAAGTAACCCATGAAACGTTTATGCATCGGGTCATATGGTACATGAAACATGTTCATATGCAAGTCATTAAATATAGGAATATATGCAATATTTAATATAGAAAACGCGCATAATATGTCATATAATCCATTAATTGATACTAAACCAGAAGTAGACATTTTTTGGTTGTATGACTTTTAAAGTTTTAAAAAATGAGAGTTGCTATAGTTTATTTATTTTCTATTATAATTATGTTTTGAAACCAATAAGCACCGTGGGGAAATCCTTCAAAAAGGATTACGATTTATCTTTCCAACATCAACTCTTTATCTTTCCAACCGGTGAAAACTGTCATGTTACCATCCATGTCAAACTCTGGTTCTTTGAATGGATTTTCTTGGAGCTGTTGATTTTGGAGCTGTTGTAATTCTTTCTGCATATCATACAACCTCAAACTTTCTTTCAATAACGTTCTTTGGTCTGGAGTTAAGACTGCCATTCGTTTGACGGCTTCTGTCATAATATCAGCTGGCAATCTGGCTACTGGTGTTGTTGTTGCTCCTTCATTCATGTCGTATTTGCAAGCGTCCTTGGTTTCAACTGTAAGCTTGGCTCTCTTGTGTTGGCGTGACAAAAATTGCGGCGATTCGTCAACTTCTGTGTGGTCGCTGACAATACTATCATCATCATTTGTTAACTCACCTGATACGGGTTCCTGTCCTTGCAGGGCACCCTCAATGAGAGGTGTGGCTGGAACCTCAACTTTCTGTTCATCATCATCTGTTAGCTCACCTGATACGGGTTCCTGTCCTTGCAGGGCACCCTCATTGAGAGGTGTAGCTGGAACATAATATTTCTGTTCATCGTCAATCAAAGAAATGATTTCTGGTACCCTTATGATGGGTTCATTTTTTAATTCTTCTTTGATGCATACTAATGGTTCCTGTTTACTGACAACGTCAACCGACATCGTACCATCCTCATTGTACTTATAATCAACTTGGTCAAACGAATTCAAAAGAACACTGCATTGGAAAGACCGTTGTACTCCATCTACCCCAACAATATGTTGAGTTAGATTAATTTTTTGTTTGTTTTCAGGCATGATTGATTTTTGGATGGTAGTGGTTGAGTGGTTGTCGTTGAAGCGGTAGTGGTTGTGCGGTTGTCACTGTAGTGGCAGTGGTTGGTATGTTATGTATAATGAATTATTATTACAATCGTCTTGTCTTTATAAACTTCAACTTTATTAAATACATTGAACAAAAATATTCTTGTAACCAATACCACAAAATTGAAATATTTTTGATTTTAAAAAAAGAAGGGTATTTTCATAATTATACCCACAATGGCCAGAACTACTAGAAACACCCAAAATTTGAAATGCTCTATATATTGTGTAAAGCGAACATTGGATTGGAAAGATGCAGATAAAGTATCATTGAATAGGCGTTTAAATACGCTTTTGAGAAAAAACAAATTGGAATTGAATGGGTCTGTAAGAGTGAAATACAATCGTATAGTAAAGTTTTATGAACATAATGACAATTGCTTGCCAACTTGGAATGAGTTGAAGTTATGGAATGACGACGAAGAAAATTAAAAAATGATAATAAATAATAACAAAAATTACAATAAATTAAAATATTAATGTTTTAAAAACTTAATATTTAACATAATATGGGAAAAACAATTCTTCGTCTTTATTGATGTTTCTAGTGGTAGAAATATACGCTGTATTTTTTTCTATAACTAATTTACAATTATTGTCTCTATTTGATAAAATACGTCCAGTTGTTGGGCACACAAGACCATTTGCGGTATTGACCATAGTTACTATGTCAGTAATGGGAACGTCACATCCAAGTACATAATTCTTGCTCAACCGGATGCGAGAATTATACAAATGGCTCTCCGAAAATTTGATTTTTTTACCGGGAAATTCGCAAACTTTTTCATCTTTTTCAATCTTTCTGGTTGCAATGACACCACGCCCGACGACTTTTCCTTCTAATGTTTTATATGGCGAACAGTAAACATCCGCACATCCATGTGTCGTCTTGAGCTTCTTTGGAGCAGGTTCAACAACATCATCATCATCATCAATTACAATGATTTCGGTGGTGTTGTCTGGTGTCACACATCTGGTGTTTGACTCTGGTTCTGGTTTTATTGTATCTGGTCTTGATTCCAATACCGATAATTCTGAAATAAGCTCATCATCTTGAATCGGTTCTACAACTTGGTGTAGTTCTGTAACTGGTTCTTCAGGAATAGGCGGTAAAACGCTGAATGATGGATATACCAAGTAACAGCGCAATGGCATGTAGCTTGACGGAAATAACATCCCAGAAAATCTTTTGTATTGGAATTCATCTGAAGATATCATACAAATATGAACACGATTCTTAAACCACTTTGTAATAAGAAGTAAAAAAGGTTTTTCATCGTATTCGTCCGTACACACGATTTTGGAAAAAGATACCATTCCCTTCGTGTGATTGCACAAGGCAACACCAATAATGATGCTGTCTTCATTGTGCAACCAGCAAATTGCATCAAAGTCATCTAATGATTCATGTTTCAATATTGGAAATGTAAAGTCCAATAAAGAACGTGTTGATTCATTGAAATCATGAAAAGCAGTAAAATGAATTGTGAATTCCATGTTGATTATGGGTGTGTTATGATGTATTGTGATGTGATGTGTATTGCCTGTATAGTGTGTATAGTGAGGTTATGATTGTGATATCTTATTGTATTTGAAGTTATTCAAAAATCAGTATAACCTTGTAACAACTTTTATACATTACATGGCGTACAAGAGAGTGGTACTAATAAAAATGAATTCAGACATATATGTTCAAAAAATAATAAAGAGAGCCATACTAATAAAAACAAAAACGAAAAGAGTCTAGAAAAAAGACCAAGAGAGCCATACTAATAAAATACAAAAGTCTGGAAAAAAAGAACCACCAAAAATATGAAAAAGAGTCTGGAAAAAAAGAACAAAAATATGAAACGGCTGAAAATGAAAAAGAGTCTGGAAAAAAAGAACAAAAATATGAAACCGCCAAAAATGGGAAGAGTCTAGAAAAAGACCAAGTACAGAAACGTCTAGAAAAAAAGACAATGAGAGCCATACTAATAAAAAACATTCTAGAAGTCAAACCTCTCTTTGAAAAAACAAGCCTTGTCTGAATGAGAAAAATACATACATATACAATAGCGTCTTTTGCAAGGTGTTCCACAATGCAATAGAACATCCACTAGTAAAGAACAAAACAATTCACTTTTATGAATTCGCTTTATTGG